TATCGTGTCGTATATGACGTGGACATCCTGCATATTTCTTTTTTACAATCTCTTGATCATCTTTAGCGTTTAATTCTTCAGCAGTAAAAGCCGTTTTAAGCCTTTTGCCATCTCTGTCTGTAAGCTCGTAATAATCAAAAGCAAACTTGTAAGAACAGTGCCACATCTTGGTTCCGTCTTTTTTTAGGTGGCCCGGATATTTTGCAAAACCACAATAAAGAGGTCCTTTAAATCCTTCGTCAGCTTTTGGAAAGGGTTCGTCTGCGGCAAATTTACTCTTTGCCGTTGCTTCGCTGAAGTTGTTTATGATTTTATAAGAGTGGGAAAGATAGACTTCTAAACCAGCAAGCTCTTCTTTTGAAAACTCTAATTCTTGAATGGGCTCGTTTGGAAATTTTAAAAAACAAAATTGAACTATTGGTTTGAGCTTGGGCCACGTTTTTGTCGCAACAAGACTGTAAATCATCCCTTGTAAGTTCGCTGTTAATTCACTGCCTGAGAATCTTTTTTTGCTGCTCTTGTAATCTTTAATTAGAATTTTTTTATCTTTTGTGTACTTTGCTGCCTTATCTATGAATCCACGAACTACATATTCGGGATCTCCGTTCTCTAGGTTAAACTCATATTCAGGGTCAAGAAGCTTTGCCCCAGCGCAAAAAAAGTCGTCGTGAAGACCAACTAGTATCATGTCGTTGATCATCTCATAATTTTCTTGAGTATTTATGTCATAATCGTTAAGGTGCTTGTTTACAAGACGCTCTATCGGAGAGGAAGCATCAATCCGTCCATTTTTTGTGATTAAATTAAAATGCTTTTTATGTTTTTTAAGAAGTAAAAGTTCAAAAACTAGATGGCATATCGTGCCACGCATCGCGCCTTCATTATTAGTCTCTGGGAGCTGGAGGTGGTATTTACACCAGTAACTCCAAGTACAAGACTCAAGGTTTTTAATCCTTGAAGCTGAGAGCATACGTTTCATTTTATTGTTTTTTTCCATCCTTGAATTTCCTCCTTTTGCATTTCTCCAAAATCATTTTTTGTTGGAAAACAGATTTGGATTTGATCTCTATCAAAAAATTTTAACAGTTTCTTATGAGCTTTTTGAGTGGCTTGATTCCCTGCGAGATTTTCATCGTTGTTTAGGGCTAACACAATCTTTTCTACATCGTGTTTTATCAGAGTGTTAATTATAGCAAAACTTACGTTTAATCCAAAATTAACTATTACATTTTTAATACCCGCATCCCAAAGGGCTAGCATGTCCCCTATACTTTCTACTATTATCGCACAAGATTTTTCTTCTATAATGTGACCATTAAGATGCGCGGGATATTGCCACTTTGATTTTTCTCCAATGTGTTTCCATTTGGGTATTTTGGAATCTTTCTTTATGGGGTGAATGTATCTCCCAGAAACCCCCACAAGTTTTTTGTCCACATCAAAAATGGGAAAGGTATAACGATTTTTCATTCTTCCTTTTTCAAAAACGCCCCCCTCAAAGACCCCCGTCGTCTTTTCATTAATGCCGCGCCCCACCCAGTACGAATGATCACGGATAACTTCATCAAAGGTGTTGGCTGAAAGGGTTTTATAAACTTTATCTGGCGCATCAAAAACTGGACGCCTCGTTACCACAAAACCCTGTTCAGATTCAAGCCATTTTTTTGCATCCTCTCGGGAGCATTCTAGACATAGCTGAACGAGCTCTTCAAGCGGGCCTGATATGTTTCTTCCATAATCTACAAAGTAGCCCGTGTCTTTTTTGACCGACATGACAGTGCTGTTGCCTGAGTCACGATGGATCGGTAGGGCTCGATATTCTTTAGCGAGCTCAGTAATATTACTAAACCCCAAGGTCATCATTATGTGTTTAATATCACCCACTATAATGTTCCATCATCACGGCTCACTGCTACTGGGGTTGCGGCTGTTTCTTCGTCTTGAGTGGCGTCAGTAGACTCTCGATCATTTCCCTGTATGTCAGAGCGGTTGATGATATCGCTTAAAGTTCCACGAGGTTCAAGGGTAAATATCCCTCGCTGTAGATTAATATGGTTTTTCTGAAAAATTAATCCATCTGGGGTTTCCCTTCTGAGAGCCCTCTCATAGTCTAATCCACGAAGTCCCCATGCTCGGATTTTTAATGGTACAATTTTATGAGTACCACGATCCAGACCATCAAGCTCCCGCTCTCTTTCATCCTTCTGTTTGTAAAACCCGAGGAAAGAACAGTCCCAAGATGCACTGTGAGACATAGCCATCGCTGTCGAGTCAACCTTTAGGACTGATTTGAGGGGCAACGTGTCGTCATCAGGCTGCCTGTTAGATTGAATTGCGGTAAGAACCGGAGAGTTAAGACTTAGAGCAATTCTTTTGAGTTGGGCTGACTTATTGCGGATAATTTGATACTCTTGATTATGGCCAGCTGTCTTTTCGCCCGTCATTTTAAGGTAGTCATAGCAAATTAAACAGGGTTTTCCTTTTCCCACATAGCGGTGATATACGTATTTAATGTATGATTCAACCTCCTCAATACTCATATGTGATACTGTTTTGTGAATGAGAAATTTTCCCGCTTTTGCTGCGACGCTTTCCATCTCGCCCTCTTTGTCAATAAACTTATTATACTCTACCACCTCCTTTCTTAGCTGTCCGGTTGAAATAAGTATTGGCTCGATCCCTGAAAGCATGCCTCCTAGGCGATCCCTCATTTCATCATCTTGCATTTCAGTATTAAGATAAATAACATGATGACCGCCAAGGGCTACTTTGAGAGCAATATCCATAAGCAGCGTAGTTTTTCCCGCTCCTGTATCTGCCAGAATCATATGTAAATCTCCAAATCGCAACCCTCCACATGCATCATTAAGTTCTTCGTAGGGCCACGGAACACCTACTGCTTTTTGGGGTGAGTTTGCCTTTTCCTTAATATGATCAGCTAACCCTTCTAGAATGAAGGTTGGTTCAACATCATCGGTAGCTCCAATCTGAAAATCATCAACGATTCGATTTATTTCGTTCATGATTTGGAGGGGGGACTGATCAGCATTACTAAATTGGGCTGCAGCAATTTCCTTGGCTCGCTCAAAAGCGTCCCTCCTCAGAGAAAGCTTATAAAGGTCTTTGCAGCACTCCCCAAAACCCTTCTTGTTGGACTGGGTAAAGCTCACTGCTCCGAGATAGTTGTCTATATCATTGCCATCTTTGTGGGTAATGTTCCAATCCGAAAGCTTCTGTGCTACGGACGTAGTATTAATTTCATTCCCACTTTTAAGTAAGAGCACTATCGTATTAAATATTTTTTTATTATAAATATCTACAAAGGACCTTTCGGTTAAAATCGGCGCTACGTCATAATAGTCTTGTTCTTTGTTTTTGCTTTTGAGTAAGTAACCCAAAGCTTGCTTCTCTAATCTAAGAGATTTAAGTTTATCTTCATTGAATCTTTTTTCTTCAGACATGTATTCTTTTTTCTTTATATTAATGTTACGTTAAATTCTTTTTCGATGTACTCCACCGATAACTGCTCTACATCTCCCCTGTCTATCTCTATTAAGGTGAACCCATTCATTTCCAGCCACTCTGCTTTTTCAACATCCCTTTTAATGGAGTTGAAATAATTTAATCGAGAGCCATGGAAAAATTCCACATATTCAGAGTGTTGTCTACCGTTAACTTCTATTGCAATTTTTTTTGTCGCGTTTAAGAAATCAACAGACATGCGGGTTCCATAAACAGGAAACTCCTCAAAAACTATATGCTTTTTCCAAATTCCAGCAAGGAAGTTTTTAGCTGTAGTTTGTAATTTAGAACGACTTTTTTTGTTCCATTTAATGCGTTTCTTTCCGACGCTTTTATAAACTAATTTTCCGTGAATATTTAAAAGTTTCATTTAAATAATGACTCTAGCGTCGCTTTAAATTTGTTGAAAAAGTAGCGAGTAACCTTAGGGTTCTCTTCGAAAAAGAGAAGCAGGTTATCTTCTCCTTGAAATTTTTCTTCTACATCATAGCCCTGTGCAATTAAATCTTCTAAAGTCTCTTCATTAAAAGATATCCATGCACCGCTTTTCTTTATCATCTCCCACGCGCCTAACTGATTTATGACTTCGCGTTCCACCCAGACACTTCCGTTTTCAGATTTATATTTAATTGGATACCCCACTATCTTCCCTACATTCTCAGTCATGGATTTGCGTATGGCGATTTTGCATAGATGTCCAACCGCCTCTTCCTTGTCCTTACCAAAAAATTTAGAGGATTTATAATGGTTGCTTTGAAATTCTAAAATCCAATTAGCATAGTGCTGAAGCGCATTGCCACCTGAATTATTGGAAAGTTTTGGATCTTCTTTAGCATAAGGATTAATGCTTACCTTGCTTCTTACTTGGCAAATACACAAAGCGATATGACCATTATGGGCAGTCCTGAGCGCGAGTCTCTTACATAATGTCGAAGTCAGTAGCGCTCCACCCGCGACCTTGACAGCTTGGTCTAGGCCTTTTTCCGCATCGTCTTTGAGGATAAGGGCATCCATACTATCAATGATAAACATGTATCTCAGGTTATCAGGGTTTTGATCAATGCAGTTTTTTATCAAAGCTCCAACGTTTTCAAAAATATTTCCAGAATATAAAAACCATTTGTCTTTTGAGGTATCGATGCCTGTGGATTTAAGAATCCTATCTGACATTCTTCCTTCAGCCTTAATATAAACTACAAATGAGTTTTCAGTTTCTTTTTGAAAATTAGCTGCAAAAGTTAATGCACATGAAGTTTTACCACCACCCGCAACCCCGCTGAAAACATTAATGCCGGGGTTTAATCCTCCACCCATTTGTAGGTCTAGGTTTAGGCTTCCGCTTGAAACGCGATAGTCCACCGCCTCGCTAAAGGAATAGTGCTCATCGTCACTTTGTTTAAGATGCTTGTAAAGGGCATCTACTGATCCTCCCATGGAGGCTTCTTCTTTTTTCTTACGTGGTGACATAATGTTTAATCAAAAAAATCTAAAGTGTTTTTGCGCTTTTTGTCAATTTTAAAATCTTCTCCAATTTTTTCTTTTTGAAAGTTGTAATCTTTTATTACCTGTTTTTCTGTGGTTTTGTAAACTAAGCTGTGATCACTTAAATAGTAAGATTGAAATTTCAGGAACCACGATAAGCTATACATTTTGGGGTAGGGCGGTAGAGTTTCCCAGAACTTTTTATCGGGATATTTTTCAACTAGCTTCTTAGCTATAGCTCTTTCGTGCGGCCATCTACTTTGCGCCAAGTCAGGAAGAAACTTACTTACAATATATTTAGTAAGAGTGGCTTCAGCTTTGTTTGACCCCTTTTTCATCTAGGTCAAACCTTACCATCTTTTGTACCAGTTTGTCAAACGAAACCTTAGGTGTCCAACCAAGCTCCTCTCGGATGGGCCTAGAATCCCCCCATAGTAGTTCAACTTCTGCAGGGCGAAAAAATTGTTTGTTTACTTGAACAAGAACTGGCGACGAAATCTTAAGGTCTTCAGCTATATAATTTTCTAGATTATAAGTTTCTTCTGTACCTGATCCTTTCCAGTAGCCTTGAATTCTCGCCGCCGCAAAGGCAAGCTCTATGAATTCTCTAATCGAGTGAGTTTCTCCACTGGATAAAATATAATCTTTGGGTTTATCTTGGTTCACCATGAGCCACACCCCTCTAACAAAATCTTCGCTATCACTCCAATCTCTTTTTGCATCTAAGTTCCCTAGCTCTAGAGGCGATATTTTTTTATTGTTTTTAATTTCCTGCGCTATTCTGGCTGCGCCTTTTGTGATTTTCCTTGTCACAAACTCTTCCCCGCGTTTTGTTCCCTCATGATTAAAAAGAATACCATGTACGGCAAAAATATCGTGGGATTCACGATAAACCTTTACGAGATGCCTCGCCGCTGCCTTGGAGGCTCCATAGGGGCTCCGCGGCTTAATCGGGTGCTCTATATCCTGCGGGGAATAGTCTACGTCTCCGAACTCTTCGCTACTGCCAGCGCTATAAAAACGACAATCTTGTTTAAATTTACGGATGGCCTCTAGGCATCTCAGTACCCCGATAGTGTTCACATCCATCACTTGGAGGGGCATATCCCAACTACATCCTACAAATGAATTTGCTGCAAAATTAATAAAATAATCTGGCTGAATGTCTTTTACAATTTTATCAACGCTAACATCATCACCAAGATCGCCATAAATAAATTCAAAGTTAGGATCATTTTTAAAATTATGAGTATTTATGAAATTTGGATTTGCACTCCGCCGCATCATCCCGTAGATCTTTACATCGCTAACTTCACGGAGTAAAAATTCCACCATGTTGGCCCCGTCCTGTCCCAACACCCCTGTTACTAAAACTTTTGTCATTGTATTATTGTATCATAGACTGTTAAGAAAGTCCACTAATTTTAGTATCTGGGACTCTTTTACACCGCTGTGCAATCCTACATATAAGCCATTTTTGTGTAGATATTCTGCATTTTTAAAATTTTTATAATTATCGTAGGTTTTGTAACAGGTATGTCTCAAAAGGTTCCCGCTAATGATAGGGCGATACTCGATCCCTTCTTCTTCTAGGTATTTTTTAATTAGTTTTAATTTTCTTTTTTTAGATATGATCGGTAAACAGAATCCAACGCTGCTTACGTGACTATCAAAGGCTGGAAGGAGATATTTTTTTGTATCTAAATAAGAAGAATAGAGATTATACAACTCAATCCGTCTAATTATGTAGTCATATATTCTTTCGAAATCCAAAAGACCCATGAAGGCTGCAACGTTAGTACTTCGATAGTTGCCCCCAAGAACATTAAAATCGAAAAGGGGGTCAACGAGTCGGTTGGAAAGTCTCGTGTGATAATCTTTAGATAAATCATAATTTTTAAGTTCACGAGTAAGACCGTGGCTCCTAGCTAGAATATAAAAGACAAATTCTTCTTCGTTATTTGTAAAAATCACGCCGCCTTCTGAGCCAGTGGTCGTTTGATGTCCGAAATAAGTAGACGTTGAAGATGTTAGTCCAGAGCAAATATGTTTCCAGCTGTGCTCCTCCTCGTCGTGGTATGCCCCGAATGAATTTTCGCAATTATCTAATTTTAGATCTACTTCATATGCGTCGCATAATGTTTTTAATTTGGGTATTTGGGGGGTAATACCAATTAGGGAAGTTACAAAAACTGTATTTACTTTTTTATGGTTATTTTTAAGGTAAGAGTCTAAGGCGTTAATATCAATTGAAAAGTCTTTTAAATTAATATCAATAAATTTAGGATCAAAACCCATATTAACCCACGGACTTACAGAGGTTTGCCATGTCACAGAGGGGAAAACTACTTCACTTCTATTGGGCTTAAGATATTTTGCGTACTGTGCTATCAAGGTGTTAGCAGCTGAACCGCTACTCACCATCAGGGCATGTTTTGCCCCTGTATATTCTTTCCATTTTTTTTCGTAATCGAGAACGCATTTATCCTGTGTCCATCGATTCTTGGGATTAAGAAAAAATTTACATATCTTTATCCTGTCTCTCCATGTAAAATTGGAGTCATTTAAATACCAGTTGAGCATTTTAAAATTCCTTTAATGCCTTAAAAACATATTCATGTTCAATATTGTCACAACTACCTTCTGCAAAAAGGTTTATATTTAAGTTATCATAATTAATTGGTGCAAATGCTGAAAAATTTTCTGTATGCTTACCGCTTAAAGCTCCGTCGTGAGTGTCCTGTGTAAAATGATTAGTAAGAAGCGTTACCTGTGGTAAACCATAAGCACCAAAAATCCAAGCACTTCCTGTGTCGGTGCAGATAGATATTTCGCAACCCGAGCATATTTTTACTTGTTCAAAAAATGATTCTTTTCCAAAAAAAGAATAAGAAGAAGAATCTGAGAGAAGGGGCTCTTCCATCCATCCAAAATGAGCTATCTTCCAGCCGCTTTTAATTAACTTAGAAACTAGGCTCTTCCACCATTTTTCACTTGGGGCGCGATACATTTGTTTTCCATAGCCGGCGAAGGGCCATATCCCAAGCGTCTTATCTTTTTTGTCAACGTCAAACCACTTATTCAGGCAGGGCTTTTTTTCTTTTTCAGAAAGTTCATCAAACTCTTCCTGTAAAAATCCCGCCATTAAGAAACACTCTTCGACTTGATCCCTCTTGTTAAACCACGTACCGGCCTCATACACATCAGGGGTTGTGTTTATCACAAAGTCGCATTTATCAATTAAGGGCTTTTCTTTTTCCCCCGGAAAATCATTATATGTAATATGAATTTTATCTATTAGCGGGTGATTGAAGTAAATCGGGGCTGATTGAGCACATTTATTTTGTATGCAAAAATATTTATAGCTATTAGGAAAAATCTTTTCAAGGTGATTAAGTACGGGGAGAGCCATGATGGTATCACCAATAAGGCTACATCGGACACCCCAGACTTTGAAATTTTTACCTGTTTTTTTCATAACTTTTTATAGCTATATGTTATTCCCATATCGTGGTCATGAACATTATAATATTGCCAGTTGTAGTCTACCCACATAGAACTGACCTTAGACTCATCATCCTCTAGGTATTGGCATAGAGGCTTGTAGGAGTCAAAATGACTTGTTTTAAGACTCTCATCATTTTCAATTAAAATAAGCTTCCTATTAACTCGCGGGTAGCATTGGGCTATGTTCATCATTGAGCTATTAACTCCAATAAAAATTTGACTTGAAGCAATTAGCTGGGCGCTTTCCCACATCCCAAGCCCACGCCTATCTATAAACGGGGTATCTTTATCGTTTAATCCTCCCACTTGATAAATAGAGTAGCTTTTGTAGTTTTGAGATATTTGATCAATAACGCGATCAGGCATTTCCCCACCCTCGGATTTTCCAGTGGTATGAACAGTGACAATCCCCAATTTTTCTCCCTGTAACTCTTCGAAACGGTAGAGCCGTGGATGTCTTAATCGAACGCGGGGTATATTAAATAACTGTTTAAATCTATCGGGTTGAGAAACATAAGATTTTTCATCTTTGAATTTTATTAAACCTATGCGGGGCTGATCACCCTCTTTGAAAAAAAGTTGGTTTTTGTAAAGGTCTATTGCAACACCCACTGTTCCATCCATAACCCCTCCATTATTAGCGTCGAGTCTTTCGACGTATGGGTTATGGTCGTAAACCCATAGATGCTGCAGGTCTACTAGTTTTTTTCCAAAACTATAATAATAATTTTCAGGCATAGAGGTAAATTGAATCTTGTCCCCTATCCCTCCTCCACTGTTAACAATGCCGACCTTGGTGTTTTCGGGCGGCTGTATCTGCATAGCATTATCTGCGCCCCGCGTTATGGTGGTTTCGTTGTGTCCTTCTGAAGACATACTCTATTTGTATCCTATTTTTTTTTCATTAAATTTTTCTTCAGGAAAAAATTTTTCTTGTAATGCTTTTTTGGCTAGAAATCTTTCGTAATTGCACCTATCTACATAACTAGCTAAAACCTCGTCCTCCTTAGCGTCTTCAACCGCTTCAAAAATTTTTCTGTTAGCTTCGTACAGGTTTTTATAACACACTGAATTCATTATCTCGTTCCATTTATCGTTATCATCAATTTCGTCAATGACGCGTGTGACACAACCAGCGTAATTTGCAAAATTCTTTTTTGGATCTATCTCACATTTTATTTGTAAGATGGCCAAGTAATCAAAAGCATAAGCTTCGCTGACTGCGAGATTAATCATTTTTTAACTTTAGGGTAAAAAGCCATGGGATGGCCCACTGAGGAGCCATTTTTAACTGATAAAATGGTGTGAGTTTTAAAATCTTTTTGAAATAAATTTTCTTTTTCAAAATCTTTATTAGAGAAAATTTCCTCTTTGGTGTCAGTGTCTTTTTCTAAAAGGAGAAGTCCTTTTTCACTAAAGTCATCACACAAAATTGAAGTTTTCGTTCTGTCAATTTTATTAAACTGTTGGAGCATTTCGTCAGGGCAATCAGAGCCATCTAAGTAAATAAAATCATAGTCACTAGAAATAAACTTCGCACCATCATCAGCATGGAATTCAATGTCTATGTCACCAATAAAATCTGCCGTGGCTATCTTGCAAGCTTCTACCGCGCTTGGGTTTATGTCTACGACCACAAGTTTTCCCCCGTTTTCTTTTATGTAATCACACCACCAGAATGTGCTCCACCCATCTCCAGCCCATGCTCCCGGGTCAAGATTTCTAATTGTTCCTACTTCTAGGAAATCCATGGATCCCGAAAAAGTTTCTACTATCCTTTCGAAAACTGGACCTCGCCCTTTGTCTATATTCTCTTTATAAATATTATAATATGCATTCATCTTTTATTCCTGCGGTGCTCCGACCTTGGCTCGGTATTTATTAAACGGTCCAACGTATGAGGTATCTTTCTGAATTTTATCTCCGCTTTTAAAATACTCCTTGATGCTCCAATCAAAACGATTTTCAAGTATTTCTTCAAAGGGCTGTTCTAAAACCCTGTATCTATAGAGGTCTTTAAGGTTCACCTCGAGCTCTACGACCTCTAAAAAATACTCAGGCCAATCACCTGTCTTCATGTATTCTGTAAGTGAATCTAATGTGAAGTCTAAATTTAAAGTGTTTTGACAAAAAATCCTGAACTGTAGCCTCTGAGACTCATGAAATTGTAAAACGTCATTTCCAAATTGCTGATAAAGCAAGTTACAATGATTTGACCGACCATAAACATAATAATACTTTACGGGATGTAGCATCGCTGAATTTACTGGATCATCAAATCGAACACTTGTTATGTATTCTTTTTTTTCTTCTTCGGAGTAGTTTTTTATTTTATTCACGACTCCATTTAAGCCCCAGTGAGGGGTGTGAAAATAAAACATATGATCAAAATACTGCGCTAAATAGACTTTCCCAGCCATCCCGATAGCTCCTACTTTTTCTTTATGAAGCTCTTTTATTTCTTCCTTTAGCTGTTCAGCCCATTTTGTAACTAGTCTATCAGGGGAATCTAGTGTTACGAACCAATCCCCATTCCTCATAGGCCCTTGGCGCAAGAACTCATTCATTTGAAAATCATGGTCATTTGTCCAGCTGCGTTGTATAATTTTACCTTTCCCCTGCCTATCTTGAAGGAGTTCAAAAGTCCCGTCGCTAGAGTAACCATCTACGAAAATAAGTCCATCAAAACACTGATGAATGTCCTTGGTCATTTCATCAATGTCTTTAAGGCGGTTCTGTGTTATCCCACAAAGCCAAAGTCTAGGCTCTTTCTTTATCATGTAGCTCCTCCTCTTCTTTTTGTTTTCTGCGGTACTCGCTAAGAGGCCCCTTGTAGTTCGTGTTCACTTGCTCTGTGTCCCCGGTCTCTCGGCAGATTTCGATACTCCAATCTATTCTGTTGCGAGAGATTTCGTCGAAAGATTGACCTAAGACTTTATGCCTATAAAGATCTTTTAGGTTGGTCTCTAGCTCTACTGACTCTAGAAAAAATACGGGCCATTCATCTTTTTTCATTTGCTCCACAAGAGAATCAAGGCTGAAGTCTAGCTTCAGTGCCTTTTCACAAAAGAGTCTAAACTGTAGGCGATGAGATTCATGATGTAGGATAAGCTCTTCACTGTAATTTCTATAAACTGTATCGATTTGGTTCGATCTTCCGTAGGTATAAAAGTATTTTGCGCCATTTAATAGAATCTCTTCTTCAGCGTTCTCAGGGACTACATAATCTATACAGTTAACTAGCTCTTCCTTTGTGTGGTTTTTTACATTATTAACTATGCCATCCAAGCTCCAGTGAGGGGTATTGGAAAAATCCATATGATCAAAATACTGTGCTAGGTATACCCTTCCAGAAAAGGAAATAGCGCCGATTTTTTCATCAGAAAATCCCTTTATCTGGCCTTTTATTCTTTTTAACCAGAACTCTTTAGGTCTGTGTTCGGGGTCAACTAGTATAAACCAATCTCCATTTTCCATGCATCCGCTTTTTAGGATTTCACTAAGTTGATAATCTATATCATTTTTAAGGTGACGCTTAATGATTTTTCCTTCACCTTTGATTTTATCTAAAAATTCAAAGGTTCCATCGGTAGAGTGGTTATCTACAAAAATAAGACCATCGAAATATTTTAATATATCTTCAGTCATGTCTTTCATCTGTTCATGACAATTTTCTGTGAGGCCACATAGCCACAATTTCATTTCGCGTTCTTCACTCATAATTTATAACTGGTAAGGATTTATTGGTAATCTTATAAAAATTTTCATTAAATTTCAATTTATTCTCTTTATAGTCCCACGAATAACTGCACCCGTTGTCTCCCCAGCGTAATTTTTGGTATTCAACTTTAGCTTTACCGTTACTATGAAGCCAAGTCATATGCTTGACGTGGGCAATTACCTTGGGGACTTCTAGGTTAGATAACTTTTTGTAATCAGTTCCGTCTGTATAAACAAAATCATCATCATAATATAACTCTTTTAGTCCTGCGTGTGTATTTACTTTAAAAATCCTAGGAGGACAAAATCCATCCACCCATTGTGTACCATCAAAGATATAGTTTTTATAGTTAATTTTGAACCAATCTACAAAAGGATTGGCCTCTACAAAGGCTAGCGTCTTTTTTATTTCGTCAATAGTATAAAGCTCATCTAGCCCTAATGTCCATACATAATCTACATTTTCTTGGAGCACATTTTTCAAGCATACATTTCTAGCCTCATGCTCTTTAAGGTATTCCATTGAAAAGTTATAGTAGTCTATTGTTCCGTCATTATATTTTTGTTCTAAAATTTTAGCTGTATCATCATTTGATTCAATAGGTAAGTGAAGCTCCTTGTTTTCTTTAAAACAGTTATGGATAAAGCTACAGCATAGCTCGTGCTCACTATGTTTTTTAAAAAATTCCCAAGGCTCTAAGCAGTCTTCTAAGAACTGTGCACAATTATACGCCGACGCTATTAATCCTATTTTCATAAATATCGATGTATTTTTGAGCAACTGTTTTTTTGTCAAATTTATTAAAAAGGTCTTGCTCTTTTACGATTTCTTGTACTCGTTGTTTTTTTTCTAAAAAATTTATTAACGTCTTCATCATCGCCCTTCCATAGCTCTCGGGGTCTGGTTCCGCGCAAAACTCTTCAAACCCAAACTCTTTTACAGTTTTATTATCACTACAAGTGAGTGGGACTGCTTGTGCCATAGCTCCTTCTATCATACTTAACCCTACGCCCTCAAGTTTTGATGGCAATAGAACTACTTTTGCTTGATTGTATAATTCATTAAGGTGCGTTGAGGTCACGAGCCCGCGATAAATCCCGCAAGAAATTGGATCAGGGCCGCATACTGTAAGGCTAGAAAGGGGCATTCCAGCGTCTCTCATTCCATTGATAATTAAATCAAATCTTTTATTGGGGTCTGTCGCTCTACCTACGTACAAAAAATCAATATCCTTATTACGCGGAATGTTTTCTATCTCTAAGGAGGGGGTATAAACTACTTGGGCGTTTTTCTTGAAATATTTTTTTATTTGTTTTTTTGTAAAGTGAGAGATAGATGTGATTACGTCTGCTTCTTTTAGCTGCTCTTTGATATCGTTAATAGGGTAGGTATCAAGGAGATGCTCTGGTACATCGAGAACATTAAAAATTTTCAATCCACCCTCTGCAACCTTCTCCTCAATGGCATCACTATAAACATCTGGGTTGATGGCTATTAGCAGGTCTGGTATTTCATTAAAAAAAGCAATCTCATGCCCAAGCTCTATAAAACCCCGCTCTAATCTATTAACAATAGAGAGCTCTTCGTTTTTCCATCCTAAAATTTTTACTTTCATAAAATGTCTTCCAATTTTTTACAAACATAATCAATTTCTCTCGTGGTTATTCCCGGATATATGGGTAGACTTAACTCCATGGACGCCTGTTTTTCAGCTACTGGAAAATCTCCCCTTTTATGCTTTAAGGATTGATAAGCTTTCTGAAGATGTATGGGTTTTGGGTAGTGAAGGGCACTTTGTACCCCCTCTTTGAGAAGTTCGGCTTGAACCTTATTTCTGTTTTTAATGAAGATGGGGAAGATGTGGTAAACGCAACGATTATTTTCTTTCACTTTCAGCATTTTAACTTTTTTATTCTCTGCTAAATTAACTCTATACCTATGCGCGGCTTCGATTCTCTGGTCAGTCCACTCATCTAGATAAGGTAATTTAATATTCAGGGCTGCGGCTTCTATCTCACTCATTCTATAATTATATCCCACTAAAGAGTGATGATACTTTCTGGTTTGTCCATGACTCGACAAGCACTTCATTAATTCGTAAAGCTGTTTGGAATTAGTAACTACAGCGCCCCCTTCTCCGCAGGTTCCTAGGTTTTTTCCCGGATAAAAACTAAAACACGTCAGCATGATTTGAGAGGCAATTTTTTTTCCGTTAAGGACTGCTCCGTGTGCCTGTGCTGCATCGTTTATTAACACAGCGTTACTATGATTTGCTAGAACCTTTAGGCTAAATAAGTCACATGGATTGCCATAGAGACTCGTGGGAAGTATAAAACGGGTTTTGGAATTTGTTTTTTTGACAGCTTCCTCAAAATCCATATTTCCAGTCCAATTTACATCTACAAATTTATGTTTTAAATCTGGACAGTAGGAAATAGCTTCGCTTGTAGCTATGAAACTGTTGGGGGTAGTTAATACTTCGCCCTTATGTTTATAGCATGAGAGAGCTAGGTGTAATGCGGAGGTTCCACTACTCGTAGCTACACAGTATTTTGCATCACAATATTCTGCAAAAGACTGTTCAAAGGCTTCTACTCTTTTTCCAGAAACATAAGCCGTATTGTCAATAATATCAGAAAATTCTGACATTAATTTTTTCTTTATGTATTTATTTTGTTTAGATAAATCTAAGAATTTAACTTTCATTTAATTTCCTTTTAATTTCCTTTTATCCGTGCCGGGTTTCCATATACAGTGGAATTGGGAGGTACATCTTTGGTAACTACTGACCCTGCCCCAACTGTTGCATCGGCACCTATAGTAATACCACATAAAATTGTAGCATTGGAACCAACTGATGCCCCCTTTTCTACTGTAGTTTTTTCTAAAATCCAATCGCCGCCCTGCTGCTTGGTTCCATCTGAGTTGCAAGATCTAGGTTTGCGGTCATTAATGAACATTACCCCATGACCTATAAAAACATTGTCTTCGATGATGACCCCATCACAAACAAAAGAGTGACTAGAAATTTTGCAATTTTTACCTATAATAGCTCCGCGTTGAATTTCTACATGAGAACCTATTTGCGTTTCATCCCCAATGGTACATCCATAAATGTTACAAAAGCTATAAATATTTACGCCCCTGCCTACCTTCGAATCTTTAAGATTACTGTACATCAAATGGCTCTCCTTTTAATCCTATAGACTTATTGGTCGCTTCGATTAATTTAACAACTTTTTTACCTAGTTCGGGGCCAGAAATACATTCTGCTCCGTCCATGCATTCACAAAAATGCTTGATTTCTTCTTCAATTGCCTCTGTGTGTTCCAGTTTGGGGCAAAACATATCTCCTGACCTATAGTCAAAAACGCTGTCATCATAACTTACGCTTTTATCATAGATCATAATTTTTTCTGAGGGCTTGTTATCGTTGTAAACAACCATCTTTTCACTCCCGTTAAGAATTAAATTACGTACCTTAATTGGGGAAAACCAACTTACGTGGATATGGGCTGAAAAGCCGTCGTCATATTGAACAGAAATATTAGCAACATCCGCGTTGCCTTTGGGGGTGTGGCTTGAGCCCACCGCTGATAAGAATAGCGGTTTCCTATCTCCAATTAAGTAACTCAAGATAGAAAAGTCATGAGGGGCCAAGTCCCACACGACATTAGAGTCTCGTTGAAAAAGACCAAGATTAATCCGACAAGAGTCTAAGTGCTTTAAGTCACCAAGGTGATTAGAATCCACAAGCTCCTTGAGTTTCCTTACCGCCCCAGTGAATAAAAAGGTGTGTGCAACCATTATCACTAGATTTTTAGATTTTGCGATGTCCATTAAAATGTCACACTCCTGTGCATTCATAGTCATCGGTTTCTGTATCAAGACGCTTCTTCCAGACTCTAGTACTTTCTTTGCAAGCTCAAAATGAGTAGAAATGGGAGTGGCAATGATCACCCCCTCAACCCCTTGGTGTCGTTCTAGTGCTGATTCTAAATCAGAATACAGGGAGGTCGCTACCGATAGCTTGCTTAATGCTTCGGGGTTTGTGTCTACAAGAAATTCAAGACTTGCGCCTTTTAATTTCTGTATATTCCTTACGATATTGGGACCCCAATAACCGCAACCGATTAGTCCTAATTTTTTATTCATGCCAAAGTTTTAGATTATGTTCAAATGTTGGATATTTTTTTAACTCTTCCACGCTTGAGGCAACAGCGTTTTCTCTTTTTTCTGGAGGTCTAATTTCTTCCCACTGCTTACGCCAGATATCTTCATTAACTTTAATTCTATTTTCAAAGCTCATATAACCCAAATGAAATACATACACCGACTGCTCCTCTAGCGCAAGTAGATAATCTTTTAAATTTGCTGGACTCCCCCCTTGTAGATAGTGCTCATGTTTTACTAGCTTTCCATCGGGGTAAATTAATTCACCTGAGTCACTTTTGGATGGATCAAATTTATTGTTAGGTAGTCGGGCGAAGTCCACGACTCCCCTTTCCAGCCCCTCTTTATGAAGGAACCACTGGAAGCTTACATTGGCTTCTGGGTCCCATCGAATTTTACTCTCGCTCCCCCATAGATCTAAAACAGGGATAAGATATGCGTCATGAGGGGCAAATCTCAGAGAGTAAGCTAGCTGTTCCCAATTCTCACGCTGCCTAAGCGGAATCCGTTGATCTAGCCCAAGAAGAATCTTAAATTCTTGGGTAGTATTTTGAAGGGCTAAATTAAATAATTTTCCGTCAATGCAAGGGTCATCGTAGCTTACACTGGCGGGGATAGTAGTTAGATTTCCGTAGGTCTTCTTGAGCTCTTCGAATGCTTCCCATGTATCGTCGTCACTCTTATTTATTGAAATAACTACCTCTTGGGCGAAAAGGCAGAAGTTTTTAACTGCGTCTTTGTAGTCAAAGTTATTTTTAATTACATTAAAAGCAGTGCTATAAATAGACAGCATATCTCATTATAGCTCTTGTTCTGGAAGAACGAAACTATTTTTTAAGAAGATCGTCAAGTTTTTCTTCGATCCTGTTAAACCGGTGATCTATACGCTCTACAAAAGTTTGGAAGTCATCTTTGGAAACATACTTCTCCGGCATAGAGAGGGCTAGATTGGTATGTTTCTCTAGTAGAGACTCCATATCCTCAATATGTTTTATAAGTAATTTTTCGTGATTCGATTTGATTTCATTAATATGCCCCAAGATAAGCTTCAGGAGCCACCCACCTAGAAATAAAATCGTGCCAAAGGCAATATTTAGAATAATTTGTGCATCCATCATAAGCTTACCTCTAATTACACCAAAAAATTATTAGTTAATTAATTTTTTTTTATGTACTTATCACTATTATAAGAGGTCTAATCAAAGAGTACAAGGTGAATTTTAAATTAAAAAAAGGAGATACTTGGTGGCTAATTAGGCTTTTGATACTGCTTGTCATATTAGCGGGGGTCTTTCGGTTTGGGTATCGGGTTTTTATGGTAGATGGATCTTCTATGGACCCATCTATTGATAGTCAGGACTTTATTTTAGTTAGTAAGCTGTCCTATGATATTGAAAGCCCAGAGAGAGGTGACATCGTGGCTTTTTGGCATTGGGAATTCGGGGAATTTCTGGTTAAGCGCGTCATTGCTCTCCCCTACGAGGTGGTAGAAATAAAAATGGGCGTCCTTTATATTAATGGTCGAGAGCTTGTGGACGATTTTAGTTGGGAGACGCTTGGCTTTAGCTCAGATGAGGGGCCCTTTACTTTAGGACCACGAGAATATTGGGTGGTAGGAGACAATCGAGATGTGTCGTGGTGGGGGATAGTCTATGAAGAGGATATCCTAGGTAAAGTAAAATAGATCTAGATTTGGTGGAAGCGGCGGGGATCGAACCCGCGTCTTTAGAGCCGTCTGCTCAAATGTACTACAAGCATAGTCAGTATTATTTAACTCGCTTGGCAGGTTACTGACAAACAGCCTACGCGAGTTCGTGGTACGATTTCTTTAACCTAGCTCGAACCACTCTAAACACTAGGTTTTTGCTCGCTATCGTCGTCCTATCTCCTTAACGAGCATCCAGAGTAGAACGGGGTAGAACTAAGCTACCAGCGCGGCTTCTTCAGCCCAGCCAAAACGAGCGAGAATCTCGTCTGCTTCAGCTAGTGAAGGAGCCATGTCAACATCATTGTTGGCATTTAGGTTTTTGACAGTTTTTTTAAGAGGCCAACCATCATCCTCTGCTTGCAATCTGGCGTAAGAATCTAAATCGAATCCAGTACGCTCCCATAAAGTCTGTTACACTTAAAAGTCATCTTCTAGGACACCTGAACTCTGGTAATCTTTCACTTTTCTTTCAAAGAAATTGGTCATTGCCGCTGCATCCACGACCTCCGAAAGCCACGGAAAAGGGTTCTGGTCGCTGTCGAATTGGAAGTCAATCCCAATTCCCTCAAGACGCCGATTGCCGATATACTGCATATACTCAACAAACATGTCGGCATTTAATCCTAGAATTCCTCGAGGAAGAACATCGTGGGCATATTTTACCTCAAGCTCTACAGCTTTTTTGATATGCTCCACTGTTTCTTCTTCGAATTTTTTTGTCCACACCGATGGATATTGTTTTTTAATTGTATTAATTAAATAGGTTCCAAATTGTATATGTAGACTTTCATCTCGTAGGGTATATCGTATTTGGTCGGAGAGTCCCGGAAGCTTGTTCTGCCTACCAAGGGCTAGTAACATAGCAAAACCGCTAAAGAAAAACGTGCCCTCGCATACAATATAATATGTAATTAAATTTCTTAAAAACTCCCTTTTGCCCTCTATGGTCTTGATGGAAAAATCGGGTCGGTTTATGTTCGTGGTAATCTCCATCAAGAAATCATCCTTAGCCTTAATTGATGGGATATTTAAATAGGCTTCATATACTTCGTTAACCTTGAGGGAGTAAGAGTCGCAACAGGTAACAACTGTCCAGTTGTGAAGGGACTCTTCATAAGCTTGTCGCATAATGTATTGACCACACTCAGCATCAGTTATCCATCTCGCGACATTAAGAAGTAGATTATTACCCACTAGGGATTCACTTCCAGCAAAAAAACCAAGACACCTTTTAACAAGTAATTTTTCATCTTTACTTAGTGATCCGTTTTTCCACTGCTCAATGTCGTCACTCATATTTATTTCAGCAGGAGACCAGTTGTTGGCGACACCCTTAAGAAATAAACCCCATGCAAATTCGTGTTTGTGTGGTAAAATCTGGTTTACCCCCGAATGCCCCTCATCTAATAATAGTCCACTCTTACTCATTTTATTGACAGCTTTCACACGTTGGATCTAAGACCGAACAAGCCTCAGAAGGAGTTTCACCACCATCACTAACACTTGTATTACTGTCACCATCAGAGATAGTTGACTTCTCGATTTCACTAGCACTTCGGTTCCTTAGGTAGTACGTACTCTTAAGTCCTCTATTTTTAGCATAAAAATACAAATCATGCAAATATTTTAAAGAGGTAGTTTTATTAAATAAATTTAAAGACTGCCCCATGTCAATCCACTTTTGCTTGGCAGCAGCCCCATCAATAAGCTTGAATTGATCATGATCAAAAGCTGTACGGAACTGGTCCTTAAGGTCTGGGGGGATATCTCCATTTAAACGGCTGAGATCGCCATCTACGGCCTTTACGGCATCAATCATGGCTTGGTTCCAGATCCCTCTCTTGCGACATTCGCTTATAAACCACTCGTTTATGATAGTTAGATTGCCGCTTTTGTTTTCATAAACAAAAAGAACAGAAAAGTCAGGTTCGATACACGGGGAACACCCCTGTATGTAGGATATGGTGGCCGTCGGGGCAATAGCCATGGTATTGCTATTACGCATTCCGTTTTCTGCAATGTGCTGACGAAGATATTTCCACTCTACTTCGGGGCAGAACTTTTTACCCCTATGAATGATAGGCTTCTCATCAAGAAAAGCCATAAGCTCTTTATAAGTGTCAATAGGTAAGATATTTTGATCCCAAAGCGATCCCTTATAAGTAGAGTAGGGTTCTTTTTCTTTAGCGATCTTACTGGAATTTAAAATACAGTGATAAGAGATAAACTCATAAAGTTCATCAGAGAATTTAACGGCTTCATCACTAGAAAAATTAACCTCATAGGAATGAAATACATCAGCCCACCCCATACTTCCAGCGCCAACTGGTCGATGTCTCATGTTAGACTTCTCGGCTTCTTTTGTGGGGTAAAAATTTAAATCAATTACATTGTCTAGCATTCGCATCTGGGTGGCAATGGTCTTGGTTAGAAGTTTAAAATCTAATTTACCATCTTTCTTAAGGTGCTCCTTGAGGTTAACTGAGCTTAAGTTACATACGGCAGTTTCTCCGATCTCAGTTTTTTCACCCTCATTAAACCTTGATGGTTTAGTGTGCAAGAAAATTTCAGTACATAAATTTGAGCTATTAATGACTCCCAAGTGTTTATTTGAGTAACGGAAGTTGGCGTTATCCTTGAATGTCATCCAAGGATGACCTGTCTCAAACAGAGTCCGCAGCATTTTTTTCCATAAGTCTTTTGCCTTTATGATTCTGTGGTTGGGTAGCTCACCTTCATCGGCCATGAGACAATACTTTTTGTATTTTTTATTAAAATCTGTTCCACACAAATTATGCAAATCTACATCTGAAGGGGAAAATAGATACCAACTCCCATCTTCTTCCACACGATCTAAGAATAGGTTTGGAATCCAGTTCGCTGTATTCATATCGTGGCATCTGCGTCGCTCATCTCCTGTGTTTTTCTTTAGCTCAAGAAAGTCTTCAATATCTAAATGCCAAGGCTCAAGATATGCACATCCAGCCCCCGGTCTTTTACCTCCTTGGTCTACCGCAATTAATGTATCATTGTAAATTTTAAGCCACGGAATTAAGCCAGAAGACTTACCATTAGTGCCTTTAACATAAGAATTAGAAGCACGGAAGTTAGTAACATCGAAGCCAAGACCTCCAGCGTACTTGCTTTTTCTAGCTTCCTGCCACAGACCTTCAAATATACCATCAATGGAATCGTCGAAAGTATTAAGGTAGCAACTAGAAAGCTGACTATGGGTACTGCCACTATTAAACAGAGTAGGAGTTGAACAACATAAATGAAACTGAGACAATGCTCCGTAAAATTCAATTGCTTTTGATTCTTTATTTTTTTCATTTAGAGCTAACCCCATTGCTACGCGCATCCAAAATGCCTGAGGCGTTTCCATGCGTCGGTCATTAACATGATGAAGATACCTATCATATAAAATTTGCAAGCCTAAGTACTTAAACTTTAAATCTCGACTTAGCACTAGAGCATCTGATAACTTGGTGAGATCAAAATCTAGCAATCTCTCATCTAAAATTTCTTCTTCGACAAGTTTCTTAGTATTTCTAATAAATGCTAATTTATATTGATGCTCAAAGGCATCGCTGTCTCGGCTTTCTCCAAAAACTTCTTTGTGGATGTTGAAAAGTAATAATTTAGAGGCAACGTAAGAGTAATTGGGTTCTTTTTCAATTTTTTGTCGTGCACTTAGGATAAGTCCCTTATCTATTTCTTTGGTAGTGATTTTGTCATAGAATTGAACGTGCGCGTCCAGCACCACTTCACTAGCCGATACATTATCAATATCTTCACACGCTCTTTCGGCGCACAGATTTATTTTGTTAATGTTTAGTTTCTGAAGCCTACCGTTCCGTTTTTTTACGTGAATTTGTTTATCTGACATCTTGAAATCCTTTATACATACCCATCATTACATGAGTTTTAAGAAAAAGAAAGAAAAAAAACACTAGAGTGTACTTTTTGTCAATTACCCCTTTTAAAAGTGTATCACTCTTTAAGAGCCGTCGCTGAACTTGGGGTCACTTTGGTGGCGTTTGCCCTGTCTCTTTTTTGCGTAATTGTCGTACCACACCTGTTTTACGGGATCCCGACCCCCTGTTTTTTCTGCTCTTTTATCACTGGCCTCTTGTGATCTCTTTACGAGATCCTCGTAGCTATCTTTTTTATTATTAGTAGCACCAGCTAGCGAGTTGGTGGAAAATATATCTGGGCGCGTATCAATGGCAGCATTGGGGCTCGTGAATACACGGTTCCACTCTATGCCTCCTTCATCAATGTGGATGTGATCGTCCTTCATCCTTTGAAGGAGATCGAGCTGCTCGAGTGTCGTAGGATGTTCAAAGGTATATATCGGCATTCTATTGTACTTTCTCCATGTGTTCTAAAATGGAATTGGTGGTTTTTTCGTAAGTAAATTCTTCTTGTAACTTTAACCCCTCTTCATTTGTTCGATTCTCTTTAACTTTTTCAATCACTCTCTCGCATCCCTCAATGAAAGAGTCTTCATCAAAGTCATAAATGTTCCCCTGATTAATCGACTGCCCCTCTTTAAAAAAGACCCCATCGTAAGCGGGAATTTTCCCACAGGGACTAACAAGAACCGAGTTTTTTTCATTTGCCCACTCTTTATAGCCAGAAGCATTAAGAATCACTGAGTGCTTACCCATGGCGACGGACTGGAATTCAGGAAGGCCCCACCCCTCAGCCCCAGACATTCCTAAAACAACGTCTCCGGAGTTTAGGAAGTCATTATAAAGACTATTTTTAGCCATGAATCCAAAAAAATTAACATTAAAATATTTTGTATTTTGGAGAAGAGAGCCTACAATCTTTTGATTATCTTCGCCGCTCAAGAATGGATTAAAAATTGCTGCTTGTAGGAAATATTCTTTTTGATTTCCAAATCTTTTTAGCCATGCTTTTACTATTTTGTCGTGGTGTTTTCTTTTTTCAAATTTGCCCACCATATTGAAGGTGATGCGCTCATCTTCGAAGTATTTTTTATTTTTCCTTTCGAAATTATGCTTGTCAAACCCAAGGGGGATGGTGGAAATATTGGTGGCCCCAAAGGTTTCAAAGGTCTTTGTTGACTCGCTGCTTGATAAAAAAACCTGAGCATTGTTTTTTACAATGTTAATTTCCTCTTTCGTTGGTTGATCTAATTCATAGAAAGTAAAAAGGAATTGATTTTTGCTAAATGATTCAAGTGATCCCATGAGATGCCAAAGTTTAAGCATTGGTATATCTCGTTTGTGCGAGGACTGTGACTTCGCGATCCCGCTCTGTATCCACTCTAAGAATTCTTTATCGTGGTTCTGTGTAGCAAGGTCTACGTTATCCTGTATGGGAAAAATACAGGGACTGTGTCCTTTCTTTTTGATCTCTCGAAGAATGGCTGTTGAAACCTGTCCGAAACTGACGCTGCCTAGGGGCACATTTACTGCAAAATCCATATAGTTAATATAGTGTTTTTTTTTTAAAAACACAAAAAAAATCGGAAGAAACTTTCTTCCGATCATGTGTTTGGAGCTATGGACTTAATAAACTAAAGCAAGTCGTCGCTATTGCTCTCGTTAGTATTGCTCTCGCTGGTTGTCGTAGCCTCGGGCTGCGGCTGTGCTGGCCGAGCCTTGTAGATCTGATAATCTGGTTGGTTTTCTTTTTCCTTGCGGTTATTTTTGAAAATTACCAATTTAACAGTTTTTTCTTCGCCATCAACCTCCATTTTTACATGGCCAGCCAAGTATTTTTGGTTGGTGTTGCGGCTCTCTCGTGCCCAGAGAGCTCCGATGTTAGCGTTTTGGTTCTCGTTTGTGTTTGTGTTTTGGTTTTCGCTCATATTATTTTAATATAGTGTGTGTTAGTGTTGGTGTCAAGCCCTATTCTTTGTCGGAAGCCACTCCCTCTACCGAGGTGGCAGTTTTGTCTCCAGAGGGCTCTTCTGGTGTTGATAACTGTTCAGTTTGCGTCGTTCGTGAGGGGCCAACTTGATCAGTAGTGGTCTGCATGTTTGCTAATTCTGCGATGGCGTATCCGGTCAACAGTACATTCAGGCACATCACCATTAAGGCGGCGCGGGCATATACTGTTTTTACAGTCGTCATTGCGGATCTCTTGTTATTACTATTATCTTCTGTCATAGATCGATATCTTAGGTCCTTGAATCAGCTTTGTCAATTTTTTTTTCATTTAATTTGACATCAAGG